GTTGAAAATGCGTGCGGCAAACGCCGAGAAGCAGGATGAAATGCGGATTGAGGCAGCAAGTGAGTTGGCGGATCGCCGGGCATTGTTGATGCGGCAAGTCCGGGAGTTGGAAGCGAGGAGGGCGGCTCAATGACCGACAGAATCAGCGTCAATTGCCAATCCAAACTCACCGAGGCAATTACCAGCCTGACCACTATGTACCGTGAGAAAAAGTATGTGGTCGTGTCCCTTCGCCCAGGAAAGGACCGGACTTTGGACCAGAACGCCCTTTGGTTCGCGATGTACAAGCGGATTGCAGAAATGACCGAGATCGGCGATGCGGCAGACGCTCGTCGGTACTGCAAGCTGCACTTCGGCGTGCAAATCCTGCTCAACGAAGACGCCGGCTTTCAAGCGGCGTGGTACCGGGTTATGCGTCACCTGCCTTACGAGGAAAAGCTCGCAATGATGGGCGAGCACAAGTTGTTCGGTCCTGACGGCTTTCCAGTGACCAGCCTGTTCAACCGTGCCCAGGGCATCGCCTACACGGATCGCATCGCCACGTATTTCACGCGCCAAGGCGTGGTGTTCTCCGATTTGCTGAGCGAGGAGGCGGCATGACGACTTTCGAGGAAATCAGCCAGTGCCCAACTGCCAACCACCGATTCTGGTCGGAAAGGGCTCGCTTGAATCTTGCCTGCTATCGATACAACGGAGCGAGCTCGGCAGATCGCCGATTGGAGCGCGCCGGGTTCCTCAGGAATATGGCTCATCGCCGGGCGCAGACATACCTGATGCGGATGGAGGCGCCGATGGACCAATTTGAGGTGGCTGCATGATTGCAAAGCAGCCCAAGCCGAAGAAGTGCAAGAACCCTGTATGCGACGTCAGCTTTCCGCCAAGACGTTTAGGCCAAGTGGTATGCATGTGCAGTCGCTTTGGTCCTGGTCAAACGGGAGCAGGAACGTAAGTCACTGGCCCAGCTAGAGCGCCGAGCAATCAAAGCCGCCAAGGAGCGAATCAAGTCACGCTCTCAGCACATGAAGGAAGCGCAGGTTGCGTTCAATGCCTGGGTTCGACTGCGCGATGCAGGGCTTCCCTGCGTGAGTTGTGGCCGGCACCACAACGGGCAATGGCATGCAGGTCATTACCGCACAGTTGGAGGCAGCCCCGAGCTTCGCTTTGAGCCGCTGAACGTCTGGCGTCAGTGTGCGCCGTGCAACAACCACCAGTCCGGCAACATCGTGAACTATCGAATCGAGCTGGTGAAACGGATTGGCGAAGAAAAGGTGGCTTGGTTAGAAGGGCCTCATCAGCCCCGCAAGTACACCATCGAAGAGTTGAAGACCATCAAGGCCGAGTATCGAGCAAAGGCCAGAGAACTGAAGAGGGCCGCAGCATGACCTATCGCAACGTTATTTCCGCAGTCGTCCGGGCGTTGGCCGCCGAAACCATCAGCTCAGCAGGGGGATGCGACTTTGAACCCAAAGTGCAAAGTGATAAGCACACCGGCGAGATGGTGGGTAGGGATGCGGCGTTTCTCACTGACTGCTGGGTATTTGGACGACTCCATAGATCTCTTTCGCCCGCGCAATGGCGTGTACTCGTGGCGAAGTACTCCACCCACACCGAGCGCAAACACACCGCCATCGCTGAGCTGACAAAGACTGTGCGCTCACCAGCACCTGAGCGATTTAGACATTGTGCGATCGTTACTTGGGCGTTACCCAAGCCAGCTGGAGTCAGTGGCAAACGTTCGACAACCGTGCTGCCAGCAGCGTGGTACGAGATGGATAATTGGTCCGAAGAGCCTCATCCGATCAAGACGCAGGAGCGGTGGCGGAGGGATATACGTAAGGCGCTGGAGCGCGAAGTTGATGAGGCTTTAGTTGCTGCCCAAACGCTGTTGGATGCAGAGGGACTTATTGAAACAAAAGCCGCTTGACTTGACTTGAGCCAATGAGCCATTATTTACCCATCCTGCCGTTCCTGCGTATTGATAGGGATGATAGAAAGAGCCCAGCCATAGATGCTGGGCTTTTTGTTTTTAAGATTTACTGGTTGATAGGTTGGACTGCTAAAATCCGGGCTCAAATTTCGAACCTTGAGATGGATCTTATGCGGCAATTCTTTGCTATGACCTTTGGCGGCCTGACCCCGAGCTATTACGCCCGACAGCTTTTTTTCGGAGCGCTGTTCGCGGCGTTCTTCATCTACATGAAGTCGCGGTCTCCATCTGGGATTGATTTTGCCAACACATCCCTTGCGGTAGTTAGTACCCTGTTGTACCCCTACGCACGATTCGTGTACGAAAGTGTGGTGGGATTCATCATGGGAGAGAATGTGTTCTTCGTGAATGCCTTGCTGATGCTAGGCGCAAAGATAATCACGATGTTCGTCTGCTGGTTCCTGGCAATTTTTATCGCGCCTTTAGGGCTTCTGTACCTCTACTGGTACCACAGTCGCCAGCCATCCAATTGATACCTAATTAGCCCGGCCATCAAGCTGGGCTTTTTATTGCCTGCTCGTCGAGACCAGCGACTCCATGCCGAGCTCCGCCTCTCACCTAGGTGGATCGCTTACGTCTTCTTAGGTAGCCCTAACAAGTTGCGATATGCGGCCTCGTCTAATTGGTAGACGTCACCGGCGGTTAGCTCCAACCATTTTTTGTCTGGGGCCATTCCGCTCGGCATGGACGAGTAGTTGAACAGGATTCCTGCGTCTGCGTTTTTGCCTTTGAATGAGAAGGATTGATACGCCCAATATCTGAAATGATCCTTAATGACTTGTGCGAGAGCGCTGCGTAGTGCTTCGGGCGTGTCTTCAGACGCAAGGGTATTCAGCACAATGTCGTTCGCTTCTTCCGTACTGATGCGCGGGTCGTAATGAGCCCATAGGCGAAGCTTGTCGAAGTCGCGACCATGCTTGTGGGGGGCGTAGAAGAATCGCATCGATTGGTAGGGCGCAGGTGCTGACAGTCCTAGATGCTTCAGAGCATCTTCAACCTGTTCAATTTTGGATGTGTGTAGGAAATCGACGAGTCGGTCACTTTGGACCTGATGCACGCCGAGCAGGCGACGCAAGTCAGCCTTACGCATGTCGCGCTCCATCATTGCATTCCACAATGTGATTTTAGCCACGGTGACAGCAGGCAAACGAACCACATACTCACCAGGCTCTGGACCAGAAGCAGCAGGTATAGCCCTTCGCTCGTCGACATAAAGAGAGAGAGTGGTTTCTATGGCGTCTACAGCTTCTGATAAGGCGTGAGTTCGATTGTCACCGAAGCTATTCAGTTCTGGTAAGTCACGGCAAAAAACGGCAACGCCTGGAGCGCTGCCGTCCTGTTCGAGTCGGACTGCATAGTCGTACATGGTCACTCCCCTTGGAGGTGATCGTTCAGCATTCAGATTGTGGTGCAGGGGCTCTTCAGAGCCCCAATTGTTTAATGATCGCCTTGCGGGTCGGTTCTGGCATTTCCTTACTACCATGATCCGCGAAGGTGGTCTTCTTGCCGGTCGGCGCGGTGATCTTGAAGTGACTTCCCTTGCCTGCTTCAAAGGTCACGCCTTGGGTCTTTAGCCATCTTCTGAATTCGCTGAACTTCATCACCTCGCCTCGTTGTTTGGATGGCTTCATCCTACAACATTTTTGTAGTAACACAACACTTTTGTTTTATTTTCTTCGGGGCTCTGCCCGGGGCCGGCGCAGGCCTTTTTTACATGCACAATCGGAGTCGAGCGCATGGAGTATCTAAATCGCCTGCTCGAGAAGATCGATTGGGTGATAGCGGGCCTCATTGGAGCCGTGGTTGCGAGCTGGTGGCATAAAGACGATCTGACCAATTGGCGCGCCTGGACGATTTTCCTCCTGACTGGCGTGGCCTGTGCTCTGTACCTAACGGGGATGGTCAGCGACAAGCTTGGTGTCACTGAGCCCAACAACGTTGCCGGTGTTGGCTTCCTTCTGGGCACCTTCGGCGGGTCACTCATGGCGGCGGTTCATCGAGCTATCAAGGCCGCTGACCTATGGGCGCTATTACGCCAGCGGTTCGGGGGAGGTAATCCACCATGAATCTTGAGCTGATCAATTCCGTTGCCTGCGGCTTTATCGCGGCCTGGGCGTTCTGGTGCGTTGTGAGCGGGAAGGTGAGGGACGGCATTCTTGGAAAGCTGATCTACTCGACGATCGCCATCAGCGCTTACGTGGTGGCCGTTGGGCATAACAGCTTCTTGTTTGGCCCGACGGTTGCCGGCCTGACCCTGAACATCGCCTTGGCGTCGGCCGGAATCCGTCACCTTTTCATGGTCACGTATTGGCAACGGGTAAGGGCTTGGCTCTGTCGGCGCCTGAACTGTGAGCATTGTGCGGGCTGTGACAAGGCGCGGTAGGTCGCATCCCGCAGCGAGGGCGTTTGTGCGCGTTAGCTAGCCCGATAGCTAAGCTGAATAATGCCTAGCCCCAGCGCAGCGAGAGTAAAAGTAACCGGATGGTCACCGCTTACTGATGGAGTCTGTTCCATTCGTCTGCGATATCACCCATTGTTGGAGGTTTCGCATTTTTGATCCAGGCCATAAAAGGCCGGTCAAACTTGAATGAATTCCCACATTGCGAAACCAGGAAGCGGCGAACGCTCTGGGTATTTCGGTAGTCGTTATCGATAGGGGTGGCGCGCGTGATAGGACCCGAATGCCAATCGAATGCCACGTTTCACTCCTTTGATTTATACCCGTTCCTGTCAATCTACAATGACAATTGCATTCTCGATACGCGCTTACGAATTACCGTAACCAAGGTACGACTCTAGACTAAACGCTCGCGTTCAGAGATTCACGGATACTGTGAATAGCGTACGAAAGCTCATGCTCTACCTCGTGAAGCCCTCGGTTCCACATTGCGCTGTAAGGACTAGTATCAGTTCTCATTCGGAAGTTAGAGGACGTAGCCCTAACAGCTGGGCCGAAAAAAACTGCTCCAAGTCGGTTTTTGGAGATTTCTTGCGCGAGAGAGTCTCATATTTTGCAGCTTCTTTAATCTCTCCTTTCAGTTTGGTAAGCCGAGCCTTCAAGAGATCAGTGCTATTTGAGGAGAGTCTCAACTTATCGGCGGCGTCGTCAACCAAGCTCCGAGCCTCGTCATGCCATCGTTGTAGCTCCGTGATAATTGCCACAGCTTCGTTATGGTCGAGCCCCATTCGTTCCTCCAATTTTTCTCGGACGGCGTGCCGCCGGTAGATCGGCACGGATGGATTACTTCACTTTCAGAGCTTCCTGAATTAGATCAGCGTACGCAGATAGATTGCCAAGCTCCCACTGGAGTTGGTTCCCGCCGGTAGCATTCAAAACTCGTGATTGGATCAGCGTCAGCGCTGCTGCCACCGCCAAATCTCGCTGAGCTTCAGGGGAGCCGACGCTCATTCCGGTGTCTTTACGTAGATTTTTAAAATTGTCAGACATTTTGCTTTCCTTGCATTGAGTTGAGCCTCATAAATACCGGCATCGTGCTATCACTGCAAGCGCTAACGCGAATCTTCCAATCAGCGGATCGCGCAATGTGAGCTGGACAGCCTTACCTACCGTCGTCTTCGTACTGACGGAGAAGACTCTCCAAGAGAACTTCAACCTCGCCCAGCGGTAGCTTAGCTTTCAGTGCTGCCATAGTTTCTGAAGCGCTGCTGACGGCCATTGCTTCATCACGCCCAGTTCGGGAGGCCCACTCTCTAGCTGCACGCAGTATGGACTGTTCATCTAGCATCCTATCCACCGCTGTGTCCTCGTTGATTGCAGCGATGCGCTAACCGAATCAGAATTTGAACACCACGTTCGCGCTGACCAGAAGCTGATCGTTGATCGTGACCTTACAAGCTCGACCTGTTTCAGTTTTGTTATCCCGTGCTAAGACAGGATCACACTGCAGGAACACCTTTTTCCCTTGGTAGTCCCGTTGTACACCTGCTGTGGTCTTACTGGCAGGTTCTTTCATGAATTTCCGGTTCCACGGGCCAAAATAGATCTCTGGCTCGCCACCGCCGAAGAAGCCCGACTCGGGAGTGGCACATATGGTGCCCTCCATCCTCTCTCCATCGATGATGTTCGCATCCGTGTAGCAGGAAATCAGGCCTTTGCCAGTAATAATGTCTGCTGGTCCTCTATTCACCCAAGTCGGAGCGGAAACGCATCCGGAGAGTGTGACTGAGGCGAGTGTCATTGCTGTGAAGGCGAGGCAACGGGAATATTGCATTGCGGCAAGTGTCCTTACTTTTTTTTGAAATGGCCGGACACCAATACCGCCAATCAGCGACTCTTTCAACCTCAAGGTGACTATGGAAAGGCCATATCCTCCAATGTCGCTCTTTGAGTTGGCCGAGCTATCTAGCTTCGGTATTTGGCTTGTTCCAGCACCTGAAGTGTGGGAATGGCTCCAAGTTGAAATCCTTGCCGACACCGGCAACATCCACAACCAAGACCACGCCCACCTATTGGATGCAGACATCCGGATCATGTGGGCCTCGTCATCCTTCGAGAAGCAAGGGCGCACAGTCCTGGGCCAGGCAGAGCAGGTCGCATTCCGTACCGGTGGCTGGCAGAAGGCGCGGATGGAGCAGCATATGCGGGATTGGTTCGGCGAAGTACCGGGTTTCATCATCACTCTGGCCGCCGACTACTGCGCCCAGTGCAGCGACCTAGAGTTCTGCGCACTCATCGAACATGAGCTGTATCACCTAGCTCACGCGACCGACAAGTACGGTCAACCAGCATTCACTCAAGACGGTAAGCCGAAGATAAAGCTTCGAGGCCACGACGTGGAAGAGTTCGTCGGTGTGGTCCGCCGCTACGGCGCTACACCTGACGTTCAAGCTCTGGTGGATGCTGCTAACAACCCTGCCGAGGTAGGGAAACTGAACATAGCGAGGGCCTGCGGAACCTGTCTCCTCAAGTCGGCCTGACACTTGACCAGACTTTGACGGAATAAACCCATATGGCAGCCCTGAAAGATGAGGTAAAGCGCTTCATTGTGCAGTCCCTTGCCTGTTTCGATACGCCAAGCCAAGTGGCGCAAGCAGTCAAGGACACCTTCGGCCTCGAGGTAAGCCGGCAGCAATGCGAGTTCTACGACCCCACGAAATACGCAGGGCGCGACCTAAGCCTGAAGTGGCGGACGGTGTTTGAGGACACTCGCAAGCGCTTCCGGGAAGAGACAGCAGAGATCCCCATCGCCAACCGAGCGTTTCGCCTCCGCGCCTTGAACCGCTTCGTGGAAAAGGCCGAGAGCATGAAGAACATCAGCCTCGCGATGCAGATCCTGGAGCAGGCTGCGAAGGAGACGGGCGATATGTACGTCAACCGCTCGCGTAAGGAGGAGCCGGACGACGAGCCGGCAGTTCCCACTCGTATCCAGGTGGACGTAGTGGATGCGAGGAAGCCGAATGCCGAGCCTTAACGTTCCCCAGGCTCAGTTCCTCACGTTGCCCAACAAGTTTCGCGCTTTCGTTGCTGGATTCGGTTCCGGCAAGACCTGGGTGGGTTGCTCTGCACTGAGCAAGCACTTCATGGAATGGCCGAGCGTAAACGCTGGCTACTTCGCACCGACCTATCCGCAGATCCGAGACATCTTCTATCCGACCATGGATGAGGTGGCCTATGACTGGGGACTGAAGACCAAGATCAATCAGGCGAACCATGAGGTTCACATCTACAGCGGTCGGCAGTACCGGGGCACCGTGATTTGCCGGTCGATGGAGAAACCTCAAACCATCGTGGGTTTCAAGATCGGCCATGCGCTGGTGGATGAGCTGGATGTGCTGTCGTCCGTTAAGGCGCAGCAAGCTTGGCGAAAGATCATCGCGCGGATGCGGTATAGCGTTCCTGGGCTGAAGAACGGGGTAGACGTCACGACGACGCCAGAGGGCTTCAAATTCGTCTATCAGCAGTTCGTAAAGCAGCTTCGCGAGAAGCCGGCGCTAAGCGGCATGTACGGCTTGGTCCAGGCGAGCACATTC